CCCCAACTTGCTTAAAGACGGGCCTACCGGCCTAGTCTTGACGCAAGATCCCTAGAGCTGTCAAGCACCTCTAGGGGTCGGCAACCAGTTACTGGTTGACGAGTAGCCCTTACGGACCACCTTCGTTCGCGTTTTATTGCGAAAGGAGACACCCGGGAGACCAACAAGTTCGCCGTGAGGCAAACTCGAGGCTCCGCGTAGTGCTACACCGATAAGCCAAGGCTTATCCCGCGCATCTGCGAGACGACTATCGTCGTTCACCGCAGTGTGCATGAGCTCCTTCCATTTCCAGCGCCCATCTCGTGAGAGACTAGCGTTGGAGCAGGTAAGGTGCTCATCCCCAGACGAGTCAATTCCTGTGTCAGCCTGTCCTGGTAAGGGACGGAAGAACTGGAACTGAAGAGGAAGCAGTTTCACAACTGAGTCCCTCACAGGCGCAAAGAACTGCGAAGTTCGAGCGCTACGTCTCGTTAGGTTCAGGAACTTGAACACGTTCTCGACTGAGTCAAGAGCGTGGTCAAGGGTGTAGGGACGTACGTCCTCACCACCGAACCAGTCCGCACCACAAGACTCCCTAAAAGGACCCTCTAAGAAGGTCTTGTCGGGGTTATGCTTGAAGCCCCAGTGTCTCAGCAAGCTGAGAACCTGGCCGGCTACGCGTTTTCGGACGATAATATCGTCACCGTAGACTGTGAAGTCTACCCCGGGGCGACCTGCCCCGGACGCGTAACAAGCCGCGGCGAACAAGATAGTCTCAAGTGGGAAACAGAAGCCATTACCCATGCTGCAGAACTTTTCATAGAGCGTAATGCTCTTATCGAGTTCGTAAGCTACCGAGCGGGTCCTCTCCAAAAGGGAGAACCAGTTCGGGGGGAGCAGATAACGCACTAGCTCCGTCGACACCGAGTCCGAAGCGGACTTCAGGTCTATGGTCACTAGTGAGTCGTCGTCATCAGTAAGAGACCCTTTACGGGCCATTTCCTGATTTAGCTCCTGGGAAGTGAGGTCGAGACCAACCAATAGCAGCTTCTCACGAAGCACTAGGTCAATCCCTTTCTGCACATACCCATTAAGTAACGGCTCGACAGCGATAGTCCTTTCGGTCTTCACTGTCTTCGGTACGAAGCTTATCTTGTTGTGTTGTACCACATGCATCCGACGAGTGTAGCCAGTAAAGGCGTGCACATAGTCGAGGCAGACAAAGCGGCCATCTGGTCCATGGGGCAATAGTTGCTCCATGTAATGATGGTTTCGCATGAGTCCACCAAATGCATGATGAATGGCGCCAGGAGTCACGGACCACTTCTCGCTGTGAAGTTTCGCGAGTATGTGGGTAGCATTACCGTGAACTCCGACCGAGGCACCCGCCCCAAAGTCGCACTTGGAGAATATCTGCTTATAGTTCGGACGAGCTCCAATTACGGAGTGAATCCAATCACGAGCAGACCGCGAAGCTTCCAGAAAACGATCGCGAGAGCGATGCGAGTTCAGGAAGTCGAACTTGCGATTGACAAGCCTCGCCCTCTTCTCAGAGGAGAGAAACGTCTTGATCGCAGCCGCGCGAGCACCCAGATCCAGCTTATC